AATATTTGAAATTGGTAGTAATGTTGATGTATTCCAAATGGATGTTACTGTTGAAGCTGGATTAGGAACAGTTCATGCTTTAGGTAATGGATCTAATTTTGATGATACTACTTATGTAGATGTTGGTAATGCAAGTACGGGAACAGGGTTTTATACAGCAGACCCTAATATGAAAGGCACTACTACTCAAATAAATTATAGAAATGATTACAGAACTATATTCAATAAATTTGAATCATTTGCGCGTGAGACTAGAAAGGATCATATTTTTATTGCTGATGCACTCCGACCATTAGTTGTTCAAGGATCTGCGCCTGGTCAAAAAGTATTAGATGATAAATCTAAGAACTTTAGTAAGCATGTGTATTGGCCCTTAAGACATCAATTTGGTGTTGCTAATAGTAATTTCGCGACAACATATGGTAACTGGGCAAAGGTTGGCGATGCATCCAGTGGTGCACAAATTTGGATTCCATTCTCTGGAGTCGCTGCAAAGATCTTTGCCCAAAACGATGCCGCATATGCACCTTGGTATGCACCAGCTGGTTTTAACCGCGGTGTTGTTGGTGGTGTAAATGACATTGCAATAAGCCCGACCCAACGTCAAAGAGATCAATTATATAGGATTGCGATTAATCCTGTTACACAATTCCCGGGAGAAGGTATTGTTATATTCGGTCAAAAGACATTACAACGTAAACCTACGGCATTTGATAGAATTAACGTTCGTAGATTGTTCCTCGATTTAGAGAAAAGAACACGAGAGACACTGAAATTCTTTATCTTTGAACCTAATACGTTCTTAACAAGAAACAAAGTTGTTAATACATTAACACCAATGTTTGAAAACTGTAAACAAACAGAAGGTATATATGATTATCTTATTGTTTGTGATGACCGAAATAACCCTAACAGTGTTATCGAACAGAATGAGCTAAGAGTAGATATCTATTTGAAGCCAGTTCGTGCTGCAGAGTTTATATTGGTTAACTTTTACGCAGTGAACAACGATGTTAATTTCCAGGAGATAGTTGGACAATAAATTAAAGTAAACACTAAATAATTATAACATCATGGCTGATATTAAACAAACAATTCAAGATTTTTATAAGGTAGCTCAAACGAGAGACTTTGCACGTGACTTTCAATTCCGCGTATTAGACGTCTCTAATAAAGGCATCCCTGTTTTTACTGAAGATGACTTAGTATATGCTACAACCGCAGAATTACCAGGTAAAACAATTGCAACAAAAGATGTTCCTTATAACGGATTTACATTTAGAATCCCCGGGACTGTCTCTTATAATAATAGTGATGCATTTACAATTGATTTTTATTGTGATGCAACAACTAATTCTCGCATTGCAATGGAAAATTGGATAACTGAAACTTATAATGATGAAACTACAACCGGAGATGGTATACTTCATAATAATAGTACAATAACATTAGTTCAATTAAACACTAAATTCGAACCAATGCGTACATATAAACTCCACGGAGTATTTCCAACTGATTGTGGTAATATAGGATATTCTATGTCAGGTGACGGAGAAGTTGCTACAGTAACTATTACAATGGCCTATCAATTCTTTAGGAGAGATCCTGCTATTCGTGGTACTGTTAATACTATAGGTAAATTAGCAGGTGCTCTAGTAGGTTAATTGTCTTAAATATTTACATGGGCAGTTGGCTGAGCGATTTTTTTGGTTCCAAAAAAGATTCTCCTGATCTTGTATCTTCAAATGCATCGAATCTGAGAGAATCATTTTATGAACTTCTTCAAAATTTTTCCACATTCCCTGCTGCCCAAAATTTCTTTTTAGTTAATATAGATACATTACCATCTGCTATAACAGAAAATGATATTAATAAATTAGGTGTACGTACCGGAACTACTTCATCTGGTCTAGACGCAGCTACCACCACCTTTCAGCCTTATTTTGGTGGTGGTAATAATTGGATGTTTTTAGCAACTGGAATTGATCTCACTACAGAAACTACTAATGTAAATAATAGAGGTACGTTAATTAATGGATTATTACCTGTAGGTCCCTTTATGGAAGCAAGAGAGTACCCTGATAATGATCTTGATATACAATTTTCAGATACTAATATTAGTTTGGTTGACAGTATATTTAGATCATGGGTACAATTATATAGCGTATATGGTAATACAACAGAGCCGCTGTTATCTACAAATATAACAATTTCATATATATCTAAACAAACAGTTGATGGAGGCTGGGATCCGGATCCTGTAATTAGAAAAAATTACATATATAAAGATTGTATTCCATATATTATAAAAACTCAAAATGTTGCCGAATATGATGGTGATACAAAAATAGGTAGTATAACTGTCGGCTGGAGATTCTCTAAATATGACGTTAACATACCGTTTAACTAATGATAAGTTACAATGATGTAATAGAAATATCAAGACTCTATACACAGAATCAAATTGATAATCTATTTTCTTTTATTAATAATAAATTACCTAGTAATAATATTATAGAATTTTTACAAAAATGTAAAAACAGCAAATACATAGATAAAACTGATTCAATAAAATTAGATATAAACAAAAAAGAAATAATAATCTTTAAAGATAATTTTTTAAAAAACCTACCGACTTACGAAGAAAAAAAACATAAAATAGATGACTACATTTTAACAATAGGATATCCGGATACTACATCTTTACTAAAAGCATCCTGCATTAAAAAAATACAATACAAAGATACTGTTTTAAGTTTCAATACAACAGATATACCACTATTTTTAATTAAAAAATACTCTAAGGAAATACAATATTATTTAGATAAATTAAACAACACATATACATATTATGTAAATAAAGAATTTAATAGTGGATTTTCTTATAATAAACCCTTAATTATACATATAATATACTTATGTTTTGTTCAAGATTATGAATCTTTATTACAACAACAATTACATTTAATGAGAGAATATAATTTTACATATCAAGATTTTAATCAACTTTCTATTAAGTCTGTAAATCTATACATAAAATTAATTAACAAACAAACAAGTAAGGAAAATTCTAATGTCTGAGTTATTAAACAAATTTAAACAATTATGTACTACTACTTTAATTCTACCTGATAATGGAGAAATTAAATTAACAAAGGTTAATGTAGATTTTCAATCTAAATTACATGATGCCTTAGGAGATATAGATTATAGTGATACTAGTATTGTTCTTAGATATTTACAATATGTAAATGAATATATTATTAATATAGATTTAAATCGACAATTTACATACAAAGATAAATTATACATTATTAATTTTTGGAGACAAGATATAATTGATGAACAAAATCCATTTAATGTTAAAGATTTAAACGTTATAGATAAATTAAAAGATATAAGTTTAGAGTTACAACTAAACAAAATAAAAGCTTCTATTAAATTTACACAGTGTAACTTAATGCATGAAAATAATATAATAGATTTTTTATTAAACAAAGAAAAAGAATTAAACGAAACTGATATTTTGTTTTTTGATTCTTTTAGATTTTTACATTCAATAGCCGTTGATGATAAAGATTATGAAACAGCTAATCTTTCTATAGGAGAATTATATGAGTTATACCTATTGTTTGACATAGATAATATAAAACAAATCACACAAACAATATCTTCTACATTTGAAAGCATATCTAATATTAGAAATCATGAGGGAGATTTTTCCGCTTTTTATTGATTTTAAAATTAAATATTTACAGATATGTCAGCTACTGGTGATGAGCTCTTCAGCAAACTAACTGACATCGTTCGCGAACTAAAAGACGCGAAGGATGCTTCAGATAAAAGAATAGATGATACAGAAGAAACTCTTAAGGGAGTAAAAGATACATTAGCTGAATCTACTCGATACGATAAAGAGACTTCAACATCTTTTAAAAAATTATTAGAGGCTACTAAAGAACATACTAAACTCTTAAAAGGATTAAAACCAGAAGGATTAACCGGTACTAGTAAAGATAAAGGTAGTAGTTTACTCCCCTCACTTACCACTAAAAACCTACTTCGGGCTGGGATTGGATATGAAGCTTATAGAACTCTTGTTCAACGCCGCGGCGCGACTCAAAATTATGGACCACTCGCTGGGTTAATGGCGGGTGGAGGTGCATATGCAGCTGGTGGAGGAATGGCAGGTTTAGGAGCAATCGGTGGTATGTTAGGCACCGGGCTTGGGTATGGAGCTCTTGGGTATGGTGGTTATAGGTTAGGTAAAGGATATTTAATGGCCAGGAATGCTGCAGGAGTTACGCGCCTGGCGCGCGGCTACGGAGCTGTAAAGGCTGGTGTAAAGGCTATGCCAGCAACAGCTAGAGGAGCAGTTGCAGCAGTATCACGGACAGGAGCAGCGGGTGCAGCTGCTAAAACAGCTGGTCTAGGTTTAAAAGGATATACAGGTGTGAAAGATATTGGAGGGACCATGTATAAACTTAAAAACGGATCTATTACTCATATACATGGCGGTGGTGGAGCAGACCATTGGATAAAAAAGGGAAATAAAAAAGCATTCGCGAAAGCGGTGGCAGTGGCCTCTCGCACTGGAGCAGGAGGAGCAGCAATGTGGGCCGGCGCAGGAGGTCTTACTGCTACGAAAGCTATACCTGTAATAGGTTGGTTAATAGCAGCTGGAATGTCAGTAACTGAAGCATATAGCCTTTTGAGTGATCAAGGACTAGCAGCGGTGTTTGAAGAAGAATGGAAAGAAGCTGGGATGCTCGGAAAAGTAGGAAAAACGCTTATGAATCCAGTTAAAGCTGTTGATTTAGCCTCTAAGAGAATAATTGAATGGTGGAAGGGATATGAAGATCAAAGTGCTCTTGATAAAAAATGGATGAAAGTCCGTGAACGACCTACTGTTAGAACTCGTCGTACTCGTAGTGGCGAGGATGTTGAAACTTCCGCGTCTAAAGAAGCTCGTGCCGAATTTAAAAAATATGAACAGTATCATAAAACTAGAAATAAACTTATAACTGATATAGTTGGAACTGGTAAGCCTGGTTCAGGTTTAGATGATGGTATGCATTACCTATGGGGAATGAAAGGATTTGCCACCGGGTCAGGCAGAGGTAATGCAATGCGTTATTTTAATAAATTAGAACTACAATCTCTTAATATAACACAATTACAGGCATTAAAAGGATTTTTAGTAGAACACTCTACCGCAAAAACAGCTCAAACACGTCGCGGTCGAATGAAAGATGAAAGAGATTCCCGGGAGGAGGCTGAAAAGGAAAGCTTTGCTTATAGTACAGCTCCTAATGAAACTCCTAGGAGTTTTCTTAATGAGGCAAATCAACGATTTTGGTCAACAAAAGATTATGATATACGTGCTTTACAAGAAAGAAGATTAGATGAGTTAGTTATGGCTGGAAAAATTACAGATGAAAATTTTAAATACTTAAAACCACATACCCAAAAATATTTAAAAGAGAACTATGATTTTAACATTCCTGAATTAACTGAAGCAGAAAAACGCTGGAAATCGACTGACTTGCAAGGGTTTAATCAATATCAACAGGAACAAAGAACAGCCAATCAAAATCGAATTGCTGAGAAATTAGGATTAGCCGCTGAAGCTTTCCATAAATTTATTAAATTTATAGAAGAAGATCCGTCAACTATTTCTGGTGTACTTGATGCTAAAGGTAAATCCTCAGTTAATGAGACAAATGTACAAATAATTCAACCACCATCACATGACATGAATAATAATGCTCAGAATTATAACGGTCCGAATTCAGCAGCTAATCAAAATCGAACAGGTACAGGAGGGTTCCGTTAAAAATAACTATTAATGAAAACATTAACATACATGTCAAAAATATTTAAATTTGTTTCATCAGATTTTAAACGATCTCCCGGAGAAACAGAAACCCCTACTGATAGAATAAGAGAAGTTATTGCTAAGCTCGGACAGGGTAAGGGTCTTAAAACATCTCCAAAACTCGCATCCCCCTTAGGTAACGGTGTTGTAGATATAGTAGATAATTTTAGATGGACAAAATCTGATAAAAAATCTATTGCTAGGAAGGGTACACCTAAGATTACATTAAAAGAATTACAAGTTATTAATCCATCGTTTTTTAATAATATAACTACAATATTAGATCAATTAGCAGGTGGTCATACAAATGCAGGCCTTATAAGTGTAATAAAAGATGCGTTTGATCCGAACAGAACTGATAGAGGAGATGCTTTAGCTAATGAATTAGGCTTACCGGTTGAAGACGATGGTGGAGTTTTGAACTGGATTAAAAGGAACCTTCAAAAAGGTCTAGAAAATGCTGAGGCAGGGTCGCAAAGATTACAAGGTGACTGGGAGGAAATTAGACAATTAATAAATCCATATAAAAAAATGAGCATGCCAGTTCAATTAAAATTTTATGAAGATATATATGGTATTATGCCTACTAATTTTATTTATAGAGTACCATATTTACAAGATACATTTAAACAAGTTTCTACATCATGGTCTGTAAATGATCAACACGGGTTTATTAGTAACCAAATAGATAGAATATCAAATCTTGTTGGTGCCGCGGCCCCTAATGTAGGGGTTGATTTTGCTAAATCTTTTCAATATCCATCTGATGGACCCAGTCATGATGTTACGTTTTATTTAGACAATACTGTATATGACGGAAAACCCGCTACTGAACACGCTATAGCAGATAATATTAATTTTGTTTACTTACTATTATATCAAAACTTACCTGCTAGGATTAGTAGAACAGGGTTAATGCCACCGGTAATATATGAAGCTTCGCTTCCCGGAGTTTTTAGTTATAGGTGGAGCTTTTTAAGTAATGTAAATATTAATTTTGTAGGTAACAGGCGTAAATTTCGAGTTAATATAGGAGGTAATTTTACTGAAGCAGTAATACCTGAAGGGTACGAAATACAATTAACAATAAATAGTCTCACCCCAGAAACTAAAAATTTAATGTATGATAGTATTGCTGGTAGTGTTACGAGTAGCGAAGAAGGAGATGGAAGTGGATCAGGGCCGCAAGGAGCTGATGAGGGAGATGATGGGTGGAAGTATACAGAATCTGCCCGAAAATATAGCCTAGACACTGGGGTGATATCAACACCAGAAACCCGTGGTACCCAAGACGATTAACAATAATGATTACAGATACAAACAAATATAGAAATCAAATAAAAGACTTATCCCCTATAAGTGACACGAGATATGAAAATATTTTAAAAATGGGGTTGTGTGACAAATATTATTTCTATAATATTATTAAAAAAATAAAATTTCCAGACGATATAATGCCTGAGGTTTTCTATGAAAAATATATTACTGTAAACATTCCATGGACCTCATTAGCTCATCAAATATATGGAGATTTAAATCTTTGGTGGCTTATATGTGTTGCTAATAATATACAAAATCCAACAATAAATCCTGAATTAGGTAAAAAGTATAACATTATAAACCCAAGATATGTAGATACTATTTTAGCTGAAATACAAAGACAATCGGTATGAGTACACCGGGGATAAACATTTTACAAGCCGCTGAAGAAGCGTATACGGTAAAAGTAGTAGCTAATGCAAGTGAATACTTTATAACAATTTTCGCACAAAATGAAAACGGTCAACAAAAATTAATTGATGGTAAAAGCTTTGTTAAATTAATTTTTGAATCTTCATATCAAACTCCATTTATGACCGGACAATTACAATTAAATAATACATCTCAACAAACATATCTCTCCCCGGTTGCTAATTCTAAAGTACACGATTATGAAATGTTAGGGAGCGGTGGGGAGTTTTTAAATATTAAAATACAAATACCTAATCCATCTAAAATAAACAAACGAGTTACTATTTTAGAAGAAACATATGTATTACAAAATGTTGAAATAGGTACAGCAAATGGTATTAATGTGTTAAATTATTATTTTATTAATATTAACTATCTCTCTCTTACATATACAAACACCCCGTGGTCAACAAACACATATATTAATAATTCAACTCATAAAACTACTGAAGAAAGGCAAATGGTAGTTAGTGAGGCTATAAAACAACTATTAATTAAAACTCATGGAGATGAAAATATTATTGATAAAGAAAACTGGGATGAAAGTATATCGAAAATAGAATATACTTTAAACAATAACCAACCACCTATAGAAGGATTGTATTATTTATTAAGTAAATATATTTCAAAAAACAATCACGATCTAGGTATATTAACACAAAACGGCGGAGCATATCAACTTAAATCATTACATACATTGTTTCAACAAAGCTTAAATAAAAATTTCGGTGGAGCTATTATAATAGAAACAGACAATAATACTATATCTTATGACAATAAACAATCAACCAGGTTTTTTAGAGATCGACTTGGAGACAGGATGATACCTGTACATATTTCAAATATAACAATGTTGCCACGACAGTCGAATATAGAAGTTGATAATATGGTAGATCATAATATAGCTAGTTATAATAGTAACGACAAAGAATTTAATTTATATACCTCTCAAGGAACACTTAAGAATTTAAAAGATTACTTACCTGGTTATATGAACACTTTTCCTGATGCAGACCATAGAGATGTCCCAGTACAAGATTCTACAATAACTAGAGTAAATAAACATGTAACATTTGATTTAGAATCAACAAAGAAAGAAAATAATTATATTGGTAAAATTAGAGTTCAAGAAAAATTTATAAGAACTGCCGAAAAAATAATTTTTACTATACCCGGGAATTTATATATAAAAGGTAGTAATTTTGTAGGGTTAGAATTAGATGGACAATTGTTGAATCAAAAGATGAGAGATTTACAAGGTATGGCTTTTGTTATACAAAATAACACTTTAATAACAAATAATATATTTTCGTCTAAATTAATTTGTAGTAAATTAGATAAAGAAAAAGTATGAGTGCGATACCATTAAAAACAGGTATACCAGCTATAGTGGACAGTAATCTTTTGGATAGTAATTCACTAGACGCACAATATATAGATTTTCTTAATCTAGCAAGACAATACGATAGTATAAAATATAAAAACGATCCAATAACAGCTGAGGTCGATTTTTGGGAAAATCTATCAAATGCGAACCCAGTTGATATAGCAGATATAGATAGTAGCGGAGAATTTGTTGCATGGTGGTTAGATAAATATCGTAAAACTCATCCTAAAGTAAAAGAATTATTAGAGGAGAGATTACCTAATATAGAAGATACTATACTTCAAACTATATCAGAAAGTGTTGGATTATTATTCTCTCAATATCTTACTCCACATCGTAGAGACATGCACTATGCAGATGAATTTGACCCGACTCCGGATGCACCGACTGATCCTACTTATACCCCATTTCCTTATAATAGTGTAATAGATGATAAATTAGATTTTGATACTCGTAAAAATATTTTAGGATTGAGTAAGCGAACCGAGGCTATTTTTGGACGTAATATGCAACAAGTTATTTATGGAGGAGACGGACTGCCTAATCTTGCGCATGGAACTAATCTTGTTACTGATTACATACACCTCCAACGCCTAGGAGAAATACATAGTGACATTATGATAGAAGTAGGGAGACTATTAGGCGGAGCATATAAAGTTTTATATTGGTTAACATGTAATAAAATAGCTAATAAACAAGAAGCTATACCTGTTGTGCATACTCTTCAAGTAGAAAACACTGAACAAGAAGTAGACGATCTAATGAATGCAATTCAAGATTCATGGCGAACATTTACTATGAACGATATTAGGTCTTAGTTTCTACTTTGTCGACATCAATAACATTCGCCTTTTTTAACAACCGATCGAGAACTTCCTCTCTACTTAACGTTAATGCATGTAATTGATCTGAAGATTGAAGCTCTCTTTTAGAATCAATATCTAATTGTTTCGCTTTTATAGTAGTATTTGATTTTTTATCTTGGACTACTAATTTGTTTAGTGTTTCTATAGCTCCAGTAGATGCTTTAATGAGCTCAGCAAGAGAGGAAACATTTTCAGCTTCAGGCATATGATGAACTACTTCTTTCATATTATCTATTAACTCTAACGAGTCTTGAATTAATCTTGCAGAGTTCTTAATTATAAAGTCCTCAACATCTTCCTTAGATAGTTCAGTACTAACTTCAGCCGCTTGAAGTATTTTCTTATTATCTTTTGGTAATTTTTTTAATTGTGATATTAAATCAGCTGGATCAATGTCATCCATAAAATTATTTACTTGAAAAAACTAATTAATACACTATATTTGTTATATGGAATTAGAACTTAAAGTAGTAAAAACACATCCGGATGCTAAATTACCACACCGGGCTCATGATAGTGATTCCGGGTATGATGTATATAGTGTGGAAGAAGTTGTAGTACCAGGGAGAGGATCTGTAGTTGTACCAGTCGGCTTAACATTAGCATATATTACTCCTGGATATTGGTTTCGAGTTGAACCTAGAAGTGGTTTAGGATTTAAGCATAACGTACAACCTCACTTAGGTATCATTGACAATGGTTATAGAGGAGATCTAGGTATTAAATTATACAATTTTAGTGATGCTAATGTAACTCTAACTAAAGGTAGCCGAGTTGCTCAATTAATATTATATCCACATATTACAGCAAATATTACAGAGACAAACGAGATCGACAATACTGAAAGAGGAGAAGGTGGGTTCGGGTCAACTGGAAAATGACAATTTCTGATATCTGGTGTGAAAAGTACCGACCTAGTACTTTAAACGAAATAATATTAGATAGGAGTACTAAGACCTATTTTAATAAAGTACAGGTAGAACAAAATATACCTAATGTTTTATTTGTAGGGAAACCTGGTATAGGTAAAACTTCTCTAGCTAAGATTATTGTAAATGATATTCTTAAATGTCAATATTTGTATATAAACGCTTCGGATGAAAACGGAATAGATACAATACGTACAAAAGTTTTAAACTTCGCGCAGACAAAGAGCCTCTTTGGGCAAATTAAGGTTATAATACTTGACGAGTGTGATGGTTTATCTATTGATGCACAAAAAGCGCTACGCAACTCGATAGAAGAATATCACGACTTAACAAGATTCGTTCTCACCGCAAACTACAAACATAAAATCATACCAGCTCTACAAAGCAGGTGTCAGGTATTTGATATTAGCTATGATAAGAATGAATACTTAACTAAATTAATATCTATTGTTAAAGCCGAAGAGCTAAAAATTAACAAAGAAGATTTTACTAAAATTATAGATAATTGTTATCCAGATTTTCGAAAAGGTATTAATGCGCTTCAAAAATATTATCTTTCAGGAGGAAAGGAAAATAGTAGTAATATTACAAAAGACTTTTTCGATGGATTAATAGGACTATTAAAACAGAAAAAGTACTCTTTAATTCGTAAGCAAATCATTGAAAATGAAGCTTTGTTTAATAATGACTATGATGAACTATTTAAACGCTTATTTGATTTTATGTATATAAGCGATATACCTGAAGAAAGAAAAAGAGACTGTCTAATTACAGTCTCTAAATACTTTTACCAGAATAGTCAGTGTATAGATCAAGAGATCAACTTCTATTCTTGTATACTCGATTTACAGGTTTAAGGCAAGTAATTTGCAGTACCTAACTTATAATCCCCGTCAGGTACTTTAGTTTGTTGACCTATATCAATTGCTTTATCTTCTGCATTGCTAGGTTTCAACTCAACTTCAGCATCTTCACCTTTAACTGGTCGTGTACCTCTTGCTTCTTCCCACGACATATCAAACTCTAACAATTCCACTGGGACTGTTAATGTGTGTGAGAAAAACCCAGGATTAACTTCAACAACGATATCAGCAGAACTCCAATTTAGCGAATCTGTGCTTTCGGGTTGATTAGGGTGTCTCGTCTCATACATATTCTTTTTTATAGTAGAAAGCATAAGATATTTACCTTGCTCTACTAATGTCATAATTTCACCTACGTAGTTTTGACGAGTCTCATCTAAGCCTTTATACCAATCGGATGATTTATAATTACTTTTGATTTTAACATAATCTCCAGCAACAGGGCCTGGTTTAGTAAACTGACCAATCTGTTCTTCAAATAATGTATCGAACTTACTCATTTAAATTATTTATTGTTTTAAGCACTTATAAATTAAATAATTATACATGCCGATACAACTCGACATACTTAAAGATAGAAAAAATACTGATGCATATCGTAAGTTTTCTTATGCTGACTTAAAATTAGATCTAGATCTTAATAGTCACATACCTTCTACTCCTGTAGGAGTTAGTAAGAATGCTGTAGATTTTAGATTAAGTTACGACGAACACGCTATCTTTAATTCTATAAGAAATATTTTTAATACTAAAAAAGGACAAAAAATTCTAAACCCTACATTCGGTTTAGATTTAGAGGTATTCTTATTTGATAATATTTCTAGAGAAAATGCAGATATGATCGGTAAAACAATATATGAAGAATTACCGACGTACGAGCCACGTATAACAGTAGATTCGGTTAACGTTGTTGCAAGACCAGATGATAATGAATATGAGATATCTATAACTATTATTATACCTTCATTAGATAATAAAGCGGCCGCAGCAACCGGGATTTTAACAGAAGGAACATTTAATTACATTTAATTATGAGTCAATACACAACTACAACGCGATCTGATTTAACAGAATTTAATTTACCACCAAACGCATACACTGGATTTGATGCCCAGAGTATGCGAGATTTAATTGTTAACCGTCTTAACGCAGACACGACAATTAACTTTACAGATCAAAATTTCGAAGGTAGTAACGTCTCTGCTCTTATAGATATACTCGCATATACATATCACACATTATTATTTTATTTAAACCAGACAAGTTCGGAGAGTAATTTTGCTGATGCTGAATTATATGAA